ATTTTTTCAGATTAAGTTGACCAGTAGACAATGCAATTTTATTGTTAAAAAATAAAATAATTGATTAAATAGTGGTTAGATAGCCAAGGCGTTTGCTAGCAAAAGATAAAAAGTGACATACACTTGCTTTTGTATCCGTCTGTAATTGGTAAAGATATATCTACTAATAGTATTTTAATAAAAAGATGGATAAAACACCCCTTGACGCCCTGTTTCCTTGATGGAAAACAATAACTTACAAAATACTATTAGTTTTTCATTTTAATGTAATAATAATGATTTTAATGCAAAAAGCCTAAATCTAATGTAATATTGTTATTTATGATAGTATTTTAACGCCCTGACGCCTTGATTTAACGTGATTTTAGCGTTTTTTGGTCGAGATGAGAGTATGAAAATCATCGATGATTTTATGAAACTCATTTTTAGATGATTCAACGATAATCATCTCATCTCAACGATAATCATCTCATCTCATCTCAACGATAATCATCTCATCTCATCTCAATGATAATCATCTCATCTCAACGATAATCATCTCATCTCATCTCATCTCAACGATAACCATCTCTTCGTTGATCTTCACACAATCATCGATGATTTTATGAAGAATCCGTTGATTTTATGAAACTCATCTCATCGTTGATTTATCGTCAAGGCGTGAGACGCCCGGGCGTTAGATAAATCATAGCCCCCGGGGAGTATCGTTAAATAAATCAACGTTGAAATAATTTAATCGATGAGCGACCGAGCCAATTAATTATGCTTGATGACGCGACGCCGCGACGATAGCGCAGGAAAAAGTTAAGAATGAAACTAATTCAAAACCTAAGTTTTTGAATGAAGGGGTCCGGGAACCAGGGGGTGCTGTACTTATATACTATATGGCCTTGGCGCACATTTTTTGGTCGTTTTTGATAAAAATGTAACATCAGTATTACACCCCCTGGCTCCTAGGCTCGTAGTTGTTGATCTTCGAGATATGGGGTTATCGCCGCCAAAGAGCTATATGGTTGATTCTCATGGCACATTATCTCCGAGCCACTAACCCGCTCCCCCCTCCCCCGAAGGGGGATCTTGACAATGATCTACTGTTACGATAGACTGGAGTTCGGAGTAACTTGACGAAGTGAAGATACTTGTGTCCTGTTAAAGACTATACCAACCTTAGTGAAGGTGATGGCACGCAATAGATCTGATCAAGTATTTGGAGGGCGCTGAGTGCCACGGCGTCCTCCGCTCCGAGCCTTTAACCCACCGAGGTGCGAAATGACGCAATTTTTAAATCCTTCAGAAGCTGTATATGGTTTTGCAGCATGGCTTACTACCAGAAAAGAAAAAGTAGTTATGTCTTCTTCAGATGATGCAGCTATAGTTGCAGACTTGGTAAAGCAGTTTTGCGAAGCAAATAACCTGCCTCCTGTTTCAAAGGAGTGGCCATTAAATTTAATTCATCCTAGTGGAGAAGCTGCTGTTCCTGGAATTGGGAATAATGAAGCTTGTTGAAATAACCGATGAGATAGTGCGACTGACTTTTGATACTCAGTACGAACAAGCTATTTCTATGTTCCGCGTCCAAGAATTTTATGAGACCAAGTTCAAAGATCTGCGTGACAGCATTACCAACTTCGAGAAGGTTATGGATATTCAAGCCAGAGAAGATGGTGGGTTTACCTACACCGCAGACATCGTTGGCCACAATATTCCTGGATACCAAGTCAAGAAGTTCTTCAATTTATTCAATGATTCCGAGCACCATCTCTTAGAGAAGGAACGTGCTATCAAAGACGCCGTGGCGCCGTGGCTCAAGAAGCGAAGCAAATGGTATCTCATCGCGGCTTTCGGAGAAGGTAACTCATTCGCTCACGAACTAGCGCATGCGTTGTTTTATCTTAACACTGATTACCGCAAGGAAGCTTTGCACCTGCAGAAGAAACTCCCTATAAAATTTCTTAATACCATCAAGAAAATACTTATAGATGATTATGACTACTCCATACCGGTAATACCTGATGAGGTCAATGCCTACCTTGCAACCAGCACAATGCATCAGATAGTTGACTTCTTCGGCGCGAGTAATGTACCATGGCGCAGAATCCAGGATATTCAGATGCTCTTCCTGGAAACCGTAACCAATCTGGAGATTGAGGTGTGAAGAAGATTCTTGCTTATCCAATAACCTACGTTTTGTTCTGGGCAGGGCATTGTGTTTCATTATGGGTGCATTCTGAGAAGATGGGATGGCTGTATCCTATATACAACTTTCTAATGACCAGATCTTGCGCCATGCAGGATTGGGGAGAGATTACCAAGGGGCCTTGGCAAAGCGGGAACGGACTAATGTAGTGTTTGCTCAATATTGGGTGCCTGTAACAATTGCGTGGCTCAATAAAAACTATAGTGAGATTGAGGTATAGCATGGCACAATCAGACTTTTCAAGATTCTGTACAAGGAAAACCAGAGAAATCAATAAAAAGAAAAAACAAGCTGAGGAGCGTGCAAAAAAGAACTTGCATTGCATTCGAATAGATAGCATTTCTATGCGCGATGAGTTTGATGATTGGGCAGGAGAAGTAGCAGATATAAGACTACCTGATATGAGTCCATCTCAATTAAAAGAGTTCTCTAAAGACCTTCCCGACATAGCGAAGAAATGGCTGAAGAAACATGAAACAAAAGTTCGTTGACGGAGATGAGTGGGACAGTGTATACTACAAGCAGTATCTGCACTGGCGCCCGGGCGAGCGCAGGGCAGTAAAGAAGAAAATGAACAGACGATTCCGGCAAGAAGGCAAACGCGAGGCACGCAATGAGACTGATGCTCACAGGTGATTTAGAAGAAGTAAACGCGGTGTACGCCGCGGCAGTTCTCGATAAGATCCACGCCAAAGTCAAGATCACTGAACTTCTGATCCCAGGGTCCCGTGGCATCGCGGAGGCGGCTATCCTCTGGGGCATGCGCAACAACGTGAAACGTAAGAACTTTTACTTAGTTGACGATAAATTCCCTGTTCGGATCAGAACAAAAACCATGTTGGAGAGCAAACCTGATTTAGTCATAGGGTTTCCTGGAGGAAGAGAATCTACATATGTGCTCGCCCAGGCGCAGGACGCCGGGATACGCGTACTTCTCATACCTGAGGAGAAGGAACTGATATGATTATTCAACTATTTAATGATACTTATATAGAGGTTAGAATAATTCATTCGAACAAAGAAGACGATGAAATAAGTAAAGTGCATCCTGAATGGAAAAATCTTGTGCGAACCAGAGAGTTTACGAATTGGATGAATCGTTCTTATCGACGAATCAGAATAGTAGATCATGGAGATGTAAAAGAATCGATCAAGTTATTGTCTGAATATAAAGAATACCTTTGCCGACGACAATAGTTTGCAGAGTCTTGACAAGGATGTTACAATATTGTAATGGAAAAGGATTTTAGTTTTCTCGACGATCTACCTAAGGATGATCCTCAGCCTGAAACCAAACAGTCTGTGGCGTCTGCTGTCGCCGGGGCGAAAAAAGGATTGGAGGTAGGAGACCTAAGCGTGCTGCCAGCCGAGGAAGGCGGCTCGATGATAGTCACTGAGTCCGAGTTCAAACCACATATCCCTACTGATGCATCATTTGACCCACGACTTGCCTTTGAGGTAGCGCTCGGATTCGAGAAGCCTGAAACTATTTGCCCGCGATACGAAGTGACTGAGGATGAATGGTACAATCTGGCGGCCTCTCCGGTGTTCAAGAAGGCTGTAGTGAAATACCAAGAAGAGATCCTGGAAGGCGGTATATCGTTCCGTCTGAAGGCTAAGGTTCAAGCTGAAGCCTATCTCAAGGACGCGCATCTACTGATTAAGCATCCCCTGACGCCTCCGGCTGTCAAAGCTGATATGATCAAGTGGATGGCACGCGTAGCAGACCTAGAGCCAAAGAACAACAAGAATGAAGGCGTCTCCTTCAACCTACAGATAAACTTGTAACATGGCTGTTACAGAAACAGTATATACTCCAGCGCCAACGATCAGAAACTATATTATTTCTGAAAAAGAAATTGATATCATTATGGGGCCGGTAGGCAGTGGTAAATCTGTGGGTAGTATCATGAAGATTGTTTACGAGTGTCGCAAACAACCCCCAGGCAAAGATGGCATTCGACGTTCGCGATGGGCCATCATTCGTAATACCAATCCGCAGCTCATGGACACCACGCTCAAGACCTGGTTCCAGTGGTTCCCGGATGGAGGTGCTGGCAGATGGGTGGTTTCTGAGAAAACGTTCCATCTTAAAATAGAAGATATCGAAGCTGAGATCATGTTTCGACCTCTCGATACTCCAAAGGACGTTCAGCGCACACTATCTCTGGAGTTGACCGGAGCGTATTTCAATGAACTTCGTGAGATCGATAAAACGATCTTCGATGCAGTCAGAACTCGTATTGGACGGTATCCTGCCAAGAAAGACGGCGGGGCTATTCATCCTTGCATCATCGCAGACACTAATCCTCCAAATAGGGACTCCTGGCTGTATGAATTAATGGAAGAACCAGGGCCGCGAGATAGAGAGTTGATAGATGTTTTCAAACAGCCAGGAGGTCTCGATCCTGATGCGGAGAACTTAGAGAACCTGCGCGACGGGTATTATGAGAATATGCTTATCGGCGCCGACGAGGATTTCGTCAATGTACATGTCCATGGCAAGTACGGTAAATCCAACCTGGGCAAACCAGTACATCAGCGCTTCACCGATCGACTTCACATGACTAGAGAGAAGTTAATACCTATCTCAGACGCCCTGGTGGTTATAGGGATGGACTTTGGGTTGACGCCTGCAGCTGTGTTTAAACAGATGGATGGTTGGGGAAAGATCATTACGTATGATGCAGTATGGACGAAAGACGATTATTTAGAGAATTTTGTCAAGACAAAAGTTCTTCCATTAATCAAGCAAAAGTATTATAATTGTCCAATACTTGTTATAGGAGATCCGAGCGGAAAACGTCGTGCAGAGGGCACTGGCGTGAGTTGCTTCGATGTACTGGATAGACTCGGATTAACTGCACAAGCAGCGCCGACGAATGATCCTGAGATCCGTATCGGCGCTACAGATCATTGGCTTGGAATTCTTGCTGGAGATATGCGTGCAGCGTATCAAGTATCATCCAGCTGCAGTCATTTGATCAAAGCACTTGAAGGCGGGTACCGTTATCCTAAAAAACGAAACGGAGACATATTACCGTCTCCAGAAAAGAACATCTATTCGCATGTAGCTGAAGCGAATCAGTACGCAGATATGTTCTTCCAGTCGGGAAAATTGGAGAAAGTTGTAGCTAAGTTGAAGCGCAAGAAGGAACGAGAAAATGCAAGCGGCGGGTATTCTCCGTTTGATTCAGAGATAGGATATTGAGCATGGACAAGAGCTTAGAAGATAAAGTCGAGGAAATGACGAACACGGAAGATGATTCTTTGCTTGAGGACATCGAAGAGGACAAAAACACCAAAAAACGAGAGATGCAGGAGAACGCACTGTTTGATCTCGCGAATGAATTAGGGGTGACACTTGGTCAGTATATTGACGACAAATCGCCTATCGAGCGTCGCTGGCTGCAGGACTATACTCAGTACCACGGTCAATATTTCAAGGAAGAAGAACTAGGGTTTAATGAGATTTCGGTGGACGGGGGCCGTAAGGTTAAGGGCAGTCGTGTGTTTGTCAACCTTACACGAAGCAAGACTGACTCCGCGGAAGCGCGCCTAGCCGATATGTTATTCCCATCTGATGACCGTAACTGGGACATCGAGCCTACTCCGGTCCCGGAGATTATGCAAGCACTCAATAACAACCAGCCTCTTCAACTTGGCGGCAAGCCGGTAATGAAGAAAGCTGAGAATATGCCACCTGCAACAACGCAGATGCCGGCACAGCCTGCAGCTCCAGGACAAGCTCCGGCAGGACCTGAAGTTGAAGGAGGGGAACCTCAAGAACAGCAGATGACTGAAGGTGATCTGGCCGAAGCGCAACTCGAAGACGCTCACAAACGTAATGCCACGATGCGCAAGGAGATCGACGATCAGTTAACAGAGTGCCGATATAATTCACAAGCTCGATTAGCGATACGCGATGGAGTACTCTTGGGAACTGGCATTTTGAAGGGGCCAATGCAGATGGGTCGCACTCGGCGCGCCTGGGTTCCTCATATGGACACAGATACCAACAAAGTTATTCATATACTTGAAATAAAAGAAGAAGTGAAGCCATACACCGCACGCGTAAGTCCTTGGAACTTCTTCCCGGACATGCAGGCAGTGCGCATCGCAGACTGCGAAGCTACATTCGAGATCGACTATAAAACCAAACTTCAGATGAAAGAATTACTGCGCACGCCGGGGTTCATGGAACCGCAAGTACGTAAGGTCCTGGAAATGGAGCCTAGAGACAGCCATATCCATAAGCATGCAGTATATCTGCAGGAAATGCGCGCTCTGGCCGGCATCAGCGTTGGCGGGTTTGACGAGAACCGATACCAAGTCGTTGAATATCATGGACCAATAAAGAAAGAGATCCTTGAAGATCTTGGCATGGACGTAGACCTTGAAGACCCACTGGAGTGTTACGAAGGGTTCGTGTGGTTCGTCGGAGATGTTATTATTAAACTGGCACTGCACCATCTTGATTCACAAGATAAGGTCTATTCTATATTTAACTGGGAGAAGGACGACGCGTGCATGTTTGGATACGGAGTGCCTTACACGATGCGTACTCCTCAGAAAGTAGTCAACGCTGCGTGGCGTATGGTAATGGACAACTCCGGCCTTTCAACCGGTCCGCAGATTGTGATCAATCGAGAGATCATCGAACCTGCAGATGATTCATGGGAACTATCTCCTCGCAAGATCTGGTATTTGACTGACGAAGATGCTGATGTGAACTCAGCATTCAAGACATTTGAGATTCAGTCTCATCAGAACGAACTCATGCAGATATTCGCCGAAGCGCGTAAGCTTGCCGATGAAGAGACTAATTTGCCAGTTATTGCACCAAATGGACAGGGCACGGCTGGCCGTACCTTTAGCGGGCTGAGCATGCTTATGAATACCGGCAATGTCACGCTTCGCCGAGCAGTCAAGTGCTGGGATGATGATGTTACTGTACCGATGATCACCCGATATTACGACTGGAATATGCAGTTTAATCCTAAGGAAGAACTCAAAGGTGATTTCACAGTTAAAGCTCGCGGCTCTGACTCCTTAGTAGTGAAAGAACTACAGTCTCAGGGGTTGTTGGCATTATCGCAGTATACTGGACATCAAGTATTCGGGCCTATGCTTAAGAGCGCTAAACTCCTACGCGCCTTGGTCAAATCACTTCACGCAGATCCTGCAGAGTTGGTCAAAGATGATGATACTCTGGACAAGGAAGCGAAAGCTCGCGAAGAAGCAGCTAAGCAACAGCCTCAAATAGAGCCAGGGGTACAAGCTAAACTCGATGTTCAGTTAGAGATCGCTAAAATGCAGCAGCAGACTCAGAACGATAAACGTCAGACTGAGCTTATGATTGCTGCAGCTAAACGCGATGAGTTGATCATGCAGATAATGTCTAAAGAAAACATTAGCATGCAAGAAGTCAAAGCAAAATACGACATCCAATCAGTGCAGATGGACACACAGATGCAGCAGTTCTACGATGAGCTGGCAGTCAAGTACGATAAAGGAACTGGCATATGATAAGCAAAATATCCCCAGATTGGTTGGCGATAGAAAAGCATCTTAACAATAAACTAAAAGCGTTGCGTGAGAAAAACGACAGCCATAAATTGAACCACGATCAGACTTGTGTACTACGAGGTCGCATCGCGGAAATAAAAGAATTACTGGAGCTTCCGAACGAAAAGGAATCTTCTGTGATAAAGAAAATTGATTACGACTATCAATAAACTATTGACAACAGGCAGCGTTATCGGGTATTATACCCTTATGATGCTATATCGTTTACATTCGTAAACCATGGAGCAAGGAAATGGCGAAGGACAGCAATTTAGACGAACAAGATGTTCAAGACGATCAGAGTGATCAAGCAGCAGACGACTCTGATATGTTTGCCCAGTTTGCAGAGAAGTATTCTAAAGGCGATCGAGAAATCGAAGACCAAGAGGAAGAAGACGAAGCAGATGAGCAAGAGGAAGAAGGCGCCGACGGTGATGAAGACAAAGGAAAGAAAACCGACGGTGAAGAGGATACCAAGGATGGTGCCAAGGATGGCTCTACTGACGATCTCGATGAAGAAGAGATTCTCAAATCCTTAGATCCCAAAGTACGTGCCTTGTTCGAGAAGACCAAAAGCGAAGCAGCTAATTGGCAGCATCGCTATAAATCTGATGAAGGCCGAGTAAGTGCACTTCAGAAGAAGATTAATAAGTTAGAGGAACAAACCAAGGCTCCGGCTATAGCTCCTGCGGATCTTGTAAAAGCTTTCAAGGACAAAGAGTCATGGAAAGAATTCTCTGATACCAATCCAGAAATTGCAGCTCCTATAGCGGAGTTCATGGAAGGGTTAGCAGATAGTGTAACATCTTCGCTACAAGAACAAAAGGATATTGCAAAATCCTTAAAAGAAAAAGCAGATGTAGATGCTGATCTTGAAGCCGAGGATTTGCTTGAAACAGAGCATCCTGGCTGGAAAGAAACAGTGATGACAGAAGACTTTAAAGATTGGTTGGCAAAGCAACCTGCTTCTACATTTGAGATCGTCAATGACGGCACAGCTGAAGAATCAGTAGCAGTGATAACCAATTTCAAGAATTATTTAGTGGCTTCCGGCAAATCAAAACCGCCCGAAGAAACTGAAGAAGAGCGTAAAGCTCGCGAGAAAGTTGAGAGGACGAAGAACAAACGTAGTAAGCAACTCGAAGCCGGCGCAGTACCTCCTTCTAAAGGCGGCGCAACTAAACCGACAGGTGATTTATCCACAGAGTCCTTATTCGATCATTTTGCCTCTAAGAAAGTTAAACGATAGGATATAAACTGGAAATCTCATTAAACGGAGTTAATAAATGAATACTTATGGAGATATAAGTCAACGTACTGCTGTCTGGGCAGCTGTTGAGATGCTTGCGCATGCTGAGCCTATCTTGGTACTTTCCAAGTATGGGCAGCCAAAACCAATGCCGAAGAACAAAGCCAATGCTGTTAAGTTCCGACGCCCTATTCCTTATACAGTCTCTACGACTACGCTGACTGAAGGTGTTACACCTGCTTCTCAGAACATGCGTTACGAGGATGTTTCTGCAACCATGTCTCAATATGGTGCGGTTATTGAAACGACTGACGTAGTAGCTGATTTGGCAGAAGATCCGGTCTTAAAAGACATGGCCGTGCTCGCTGGTGAACAAGCTGCTGAAACTATTGAGCTTGTTACTTGGGGTGTGATCCGAGCCGGTACTAGTGTTTACTACGGTGCAACTACTGATACAGCTCGCACTGATGTTAACGACAAGATCTCTCTTAATCGTCAACGTGCGATCACTAAGTTCTTGAAAGCACAACGCGGTAAGAAAGTTACCAAGATGGTAGGTACTTCACCTAAGTACGGTAGTGAACCTATCGACGCAGCTTTCTTGGCATTTGGTCACACTGACTGCGAACCAGATATTCGCGATCTTCCTGGTTTCGTACCTGTTGAAAAATATGCAGGCATGATGCCACTTCCTTATGAAATAGGTAAGGTTGAAGACGTTCGCTATATCCTTAGTCCTGTACTTGAACCATTCTTGGCTGGCGGTAGTGCTACTCTGAACGGTATGGTTGCCGCAGATAGTACTAACGTAGATGTATATCCAATCGTCTACATCGCTAAA